ATGGCAACGGGAAAACGACAATCCGGACGGTCCACTCGGCGCAAACTGTCCTCGCCAGGGCGGCCGCCTGCCTGGCGACGTGAGAACCTGTGTCGGTTCTGGCGGGGAATCGCAGCAGGTCTCTCGAGCGAAGAGGCTGGTGTCGAAGCTGGTGTCTCTGCTCCTGTCGGAAGCCGTTGGTTTCGGAGTTCTGGCGGGATGCCACCCACACATTTGGCCCCTTCTGCACCCCGGCCGCTGGGCCGCAGCCTTTCCTTTGCCGAGCGTGAGGAAATCGCTCTGGAGTGCGCGCGGAAGACCGGGGTGCGCGCCATCGCCCGGAAGCTGGGGCGTTCGCCGAGCACGATCTCACGCGAGATCAGGCGCAACTCCGCGACCCGTGGCGGGGATTTCGATTGCCGCGCCATCACCGCGCAGTGGCATGCGGGCCGTGCAGCCCAACGACCTAAGACCAGCAAGCTCGCGAACAATCCGGCCCTGCGTGACTACGTGCAGGACCGGCTCGCGGGTGTGATCGCCACGCCGGACGGCGTCGCCTTCGACGGGCCTGTCGTGGTATGGAAGAAGCGGCGGGCGGTTCACCGGCAAAGCGACGATGGTCCCTGGCATGGAGCCCGGAACAGATCGCGCAGCGATTGAAGATGGATTTTCCCGAGGACCCGACCATGCGCATCAGCCACGAAGCGATCTATCAGGCGCTCTACATTCAGGGGCGTGGCGCGCTGAAGCGGGAGCTTTCCGCCTGCCTGCGCTCGGGCCGAGCGCTACGTCTCCCCCGGGAGCGCGCCCGAAACCGAGGCAAGGCTTTCGTCGGGGATGCACTGATGATCAGCGACCGCCCGGCGGAAGTGGGCGACAGGGAGGTGCCGGGCCACTGGGAGGGAGATCTCATCCTTGGCCTCGGCAGTTCGGCAATCGGCACCCTGGTCGAACGGACCACGCGCTTCACGATGTTGCTGCATCTGCCGCGGATGGAGGGCCATGGAGCGACCAGGTCCATCAAGAATGGACCGGCTCTTGCCGGTCATGGTGCCGAAGCCGTTCGCGATGCAATTGCAGACACCATCATGGACCTGCCCGCACAAGCGGCTGAGACCTGACGAGTTGCAGGAGCTTGTTGAGCAATGTCGCGTCCGTCCAAAGGCGCCCGTCTCTATCTCGTCACCCGGACCGGCCGTTCCCCGGTCTGGGTCATCCGAGACGGCGCCTGCGAGATCTCGACCCGCACTGGCCACCGCGGCGAAGCTGAAACGGCTCTCGCGGCTTACATTGCCGACCGAGACCAGCGAGCGAGACCGAGAAGCTGCCTCGCCGCGGACGAGATGACGGTGGCCCATGCGCTCACCCTCTATGGGGAGGAGCATGGCCCCACCGTCGCGGATCCCCAGCGGATCGGCTACGCCATCGAGGCGCTGATGACCTTCTGGGGTAACCTCAGGGTGGCGGCGATCCGGGGAGAGACGTGCCGTACCTACGCCCGCCAGCGGGGCAGGGCGCCGGGCACGATCCGGCGCGAGCTGGGCACGCTGCAGGCGGCGCTGAATCACTGCGTCCGGGAGGGCCATCTTCTCAGCGCGCCGAAGGTGACGCTACCAGAGAAGCCCAGGGCCCGGGAGCGCTGGCTGACGCAGGAGGAGGCCTACTGGCTCCTGCGGGCGGCCCGGAACCTGCGCCGCGACGGTCGTCACCTCGCGTGGTTCATCGTGGCCGGTCTCTACACGGGCACCCGGAAGACGGCCCTGCTCGGCCTGCGCATCAACCAGCCCGGCACAGACGCGGGCTGGGTCGATACCGAGCGCGGCGTCCTCTACAGGGCTGGCAGCGGGAAGCGCGAGACGAACAAGCGCCAGCCTTCGGTGAGGCTTCCGCGGCAACTCCGCGCGCTCCTTGCGGCCGGAGCCCGCAGCGGCCGGCGGTTTGTCGTCCAGACCAGCGAAGGCAACCGGGTCGCCGACATCAAGAAGGCCTGGGCGGGAGCCGTGGTGAAAGCCGCCGAGATGGCGGCGAGGGCAGGGCGCGAGATCGATCTGTCCGACACGACGCCGCATGTCCTTCGCCACACGGCGATCACCTGGGCGATGCAGCGGGGTGCCGACATGTGGGAGGCGGGCGGATTCTTCGGCGTGTCGCGGGAGACGATGGAGGAGGTTTACGCCCACCACCATCCGGACCATCAGGCGAGCGCCGTCGAGGCGATGGAGAGGCGCCGGAAATGACCGCGCAGCGCTCGAAACCGCCCGTTTCCGGGGCGTATTCGTGGCGCTGCTGTCCAGCTAGCCGCTAACTGTCTGATTTATGGCGCACCCGACACGATTCGAACGTGTGACCTCTGCCTTCGGAGGAAAAGCACAAGCCATTTGCGACACTTTGCGCAAGATTGCGCGGATGCGCATAGGCAAGTTATAACAGTAGCTTAGGGCGTTTCAGCCGTTTTCACCTCTTTTGCGCCTCTTGCCGGAAGTCGCTTTCAACTGCTCACTATACGCTCACTGTGCTGAGAACTGCCTTCGGGAAGGGCCTCTACAGTGAGCAAGGGGAAGCGGTGGATCGAGGGCAAGATGAAGCTGAACAAGAGGGCGGTTGACGGTCTCGAAGCGCGGGAGCGGGACTACTTCGAATGGGACGACGAGATGTCGGGCTTCGGCATCCGCGTGTGGCCGAGCGGGACGAAAACCTATGTCGTGCGCTACCGGCAGAACGGCCGGCAGCGGTTCTTCAAGATCGGCAACCATGGCGCCGTTACGCCGGACGAAGCCCGGAAGCAGGCCCGGATCAAGCTGGGCGAGGTGGCGGCCGGCGAAGACCCGCAGGAAGAGAAGCTGACCCGGCGCAAGTCGATCACGCTGGCCGAGTTGTGCGACGACTACCTCAAGGCTGCCGACAAGGGCCTGATCCTGGGGAAGGGCGGCCGATCTAAGAAGGCCAGCACGCTCGTCACTGACCGGGGCCGGATCGCCCGGCATATCAAGCCGTTGCTGGGGCGGAAGCTCGTGATCGACATCACCCGCGCCGACGTGGCCGGACTCGTCCGCGACGTGATCGCCGGGAAGACTGCCGTGAAGGGGAAGAGCGACAAGTTGCGCGGCACCATCAACGTGAGAGGTGGCAAGGGAACGGCTGCCAGAACCGCGGGCTTGCTGGGCGGTATCTTCTCCTATGCGGTTGACCGGGGCATCATTGAGACGAACCCGACATCCGGTGTGAAGACCCCGGCCGACAACGTGCGGCATCGGCGCTTCAGCGACGACGAGCTTGTGAGCTTGGGCAAGGTCATTCGAGAAGCAGACGATCAGTACTGGCAGACTGTCGCCTTCGCCAAGCTGACCTGTCTCACCGGCTGGCGGAAGAGCGAGATCGAGGCTCTGCGGTGGGATGCGCTCGACCTCGCTCATGCGACTGCCACGCTGGACGACAGCAAGGAAGGTCGGTCACTGCGTCCGCTGGGGGCGCCCGTCGTCAAGCTGCTGTCGAGCCTCGACCGGCGCGGCGACTTCGTGCTGCCGACGTTGCGACAGGGCGAGCACTACGGCGGCGGGTATGCCGCCTTCAAGCGTCTGTGTGACCGGGCTGGCATCACCGACGTGTCGCCGCACACTGCCCGCCGCACGGTCGTGACGCTCGCCCAGGAGCGGCTAGGCATCGCCGAAGCCGTTGCTGGCGCCGTCGTCGGGCACCGCAAGAGCTTCACGGTCACCGGCCGGAACTACACGTCGTTCGCCGCGCCGTTCCTCGTGGAAGCCGCCACGGCGATCAGTTCCGAGATCGCGCGCCTGGCGGGCTTCGCGGATCTGCTGCCGGAAGAGCCGAGCGCGGCCGGGATCGCAGTTTAGCGGGGGATCAGGGGAACAGGGGGCAGAGGCGCCGAGAAGAAGACCCCTCCTGTCCCAATCAACCCAATTAACCGAATTAACCCCTCGCGCGGCCTTGAGCGTGTCGCCGATGGCGCGCACGTGGGGCGAACGACGCGGCGGTGAATGACGAGTTGTCAGTCACGGGCTGACCCGCACGCGATCAGGCGGGTTCACATTCTTCATCCGGTTCTTCCCTGGGAGCCACCTGCACGCCGGTCTCGCCGATGAACTCGACCCCAGCCGCTTCGAGGGCTGCCCGGATTGCAGCAACAGCTTCGGCCGATGCAGCCGGCGTGGCTGACCCTTCGGCGCGCTTCAGTGTCATGGTCGAGACGCCGGCCGCTTCGGCGACGGTGGGCTGCGACATCCCCAGGAGGGCACGGGCCGCGCGAAGCTGATCTGGCGTTGTCATCGGCATTGACCTAATTAGTTCAGTGGTGCTATGAACTAATTGTATCACAACCCAGCGCAGGAGCAACCAATGACGACCTGTAACCCGAACTTCGGGAACGATATCCGTTTGCCCACAGGGACCGCCGAGCGCCTGGCGAAGTTCGCCAAGCTGACCGGCACCACGCCGCCCGAGGCGATCCTCGACGCTGACGGGGCGCCGACCGACGACATCCTCGACTTCGCCCGCGCGAACGGCATGTCGCTCGACTGGCTGTACTTTGGCGACGCGATGCCGCTCGTGATGCGGGCGCACAACGCTGCACGGGAGGGCCGGGTATGACCAGCGCGACGACGACCGAGACCATGACCGCAGTGGACCGGCTCGCGCTGTTCTGCGAATGGTTCGACCTGACCCCGCCCAAGGTCCGCAAGCGCCTTGGCGATATCGTTTTGACGCCCGACTTCATCAAGTGGGCGGACGAAAGCGGCGCGTCGATCAACTGGCTGGCCGAGGGCGGCACGATGGAAGAAGCCGCTGCCTACCGTGAGAAGTGGCTCGAAGACCGCAAGATGAAGGATCTTCTGGCCAATTTCGATTCCATCGAGTTCGGCTTTCTGCGTGACGCATTCCGCGACCACCAAGAAGGCCGCGTCGCGTCGTTGGAAATCGCGATGCAGGGATGGCGTGACGCCGTGCTCGCCTACCGCGCCGGACGGGCCGCCTGATCTGCCGACGGCGGGCCGCTGTGGTGGCGGCTCGCCCTTAAAGACAGCGATTGTCTTTTTGCTTGACTGCCCCATCAAACGCCATTAGGTTGGCATTAAGATGGGGCGGAGTGACATGGATACCGCGAAACTGGAATTTGACCGCGAGAAGGTGCTGGCTTGGTGGACCGGCCGCATCTCTAACGCTGAGCTAGCCGAGTGGACCGGCCAGACAGAACGCGACGTGCGGTACCTCCTGTCCGGAGATTACATGCGTCGCGGGATCATGGGTGGAGGGCGCGGGAGCAAGACTACACGACGCCTCACGAGGCAAGCTCGTAACGCGGTGGCAATCGTAGCCGCGCTACGGAAGGCCGGCATGACCATTGAATTGGCAAGCTCTATTCTTGAGGCAGTTCCTGTAATCGCGTCTCATCCCACTGAGGTTGTGGACTTCAGCCCGACCGCGCTTGAATGCAATCCCGCACCTTACGGCTTCATGTCCATGCTGATGCATGACGACCCAAACGGAGGTTGGCTCCCGCAGGACAACGTACCTTGGCACATCATGCACAGGTACTGCCGGCCGATTGCGAGGATCGGCAAGGATATAGTTTCCACCGGGGACATAGCTTGGCTATCGCAGTGGAAAGAAGATATCATTGGCGGGATTCCACACGGCTGGCGCAGCCTCGGTGCGCCCGTCTACCGGCCTGAGATTGATCCCATTGGTCGATACGACTTCGGAAACGACCAGCCGGACAACCACGAAATTCTGGATTACCACTTTCACGTCGTGAACGGCCGATGGGTTTTTGGCCGCTACATCGACATTCCGGAGCCGCGCGAATATGCGCTCGACATCTTCCAAGCGGCGGAGTTGGGCTTGCCGCAAAGGTTTGAAAAAGGTGTTGCGCCTCGAATCCACATCGATCCGCTAGCCAAGATTCACCGGGACGGAAAGACCGTTACCTATTTCTGCGGAGATGACGAAGAAGAGGCCGCAGCTCGGAAAGAGTGGCGAGACTACCGCTCGAAACTGGACATCAACGCCTCACTGGCTGTTCGAGAAATGAAGCGGGTTGCCTATGGGCTGATCCCGCCGCCCTAAAAAAGGGGGCGGGCGGAGGCTTCTGCCCGCTCAGACGATTGCGGCGCGGCCGCACAGAACCGGAGCAAAGCATGAACACCCAAATCAACCCGTTCGCGGGACCGATCCCGCACACCCTGCCGGCTGCCCTGCGCAAGCCGCGCCTGCGCCGCTTCGAGGCGAGCCAGTATCTTGAACTCGCTCACGGCATCATCCTGGCGCCCGCCTCACTCGCGCGCCTCGCCTGCCACGGCGGCGGCCCGGCGTTCCAGAAGTCCGGCGCGACCCCCCTCTATCCCGTCGTGGAACTGGACAAGTGGGCGGCCGAGCGACTGGGCAACCTGCGCCGCTCGACGTCGGAGGGCTGATAATGAAGATCGGCCACATCCGTATCTATCCGAACCCTGAGAGCGGCTTTGACGTGATCCTCCGCGTCCGTGGCGGGATACTGAAGCACGGCACATTCGCCGACATCGGGGCCGCGCTGGCCGCCTCCTGGGCGCTCGACGGCCGCAAGCCGGGCGATCCCGTCTATGTCTACGAGCGCGACTTCGCCGGGAGTCTCGCGAGTGCTCTGGCGCCCGCCTTCGGCGCGAAAGCGGAGGCCTGACATGCTGCGGTGGATCGACCTGTTCCTGATCCAGACGGGCTTCGCGATCCACGCCGCCCGCCTGTCCGACCGGACCACGCGAGGGATGTGGCCATGAGCGTCATGACCCCGATCCCCTCGAAGATCGCGCTGCTGATCCCGCGCCTGGCGTCCGATGCAGATGGCGAGATCGTCGCCACCGTCCGCGCCATCGATCGGCAGCTTCGTGCCGCCGGTCTCGACTTCCACGACCTCGTGTCCCGCCTCACGTCCGCGACCGAGCCGGAGCCGATGCAATGGACCCGACCGGACCCCGCCGAGCCGTCGCTCTTCGACATGGCGTCGTGGCTGCGGTTCCACGCGCTCGACCGGCTGACCGACAACCAGCGCGACTTCATCGTGAAGGCAACCGGCATTCTCGGGGCCGGGCGCCACCTGTCCGAGAAGCAGGCGGCGTGGCTGCGCAATCTCTACGACCAGCACGGGGGGCTCTGACATGGCTGCCATCCGCGTCGAAGAACTCATCGCCCCCCGGAGCCGCGTCTACTGGATCACGGCCGACGGCGAGTTCGTCGCTAGCCGGGAGACGCAGGCCGAGGCGCTACGCTTCGCCCGGTCCTATGCGGACCGCACCGGAGGCGAGCTTATCAGCGCGGCGATCATCCCGCTGTGCAGGAGGGGGAGCGCCGCATGAAGGGCCGCATCGACTTCGCCGAAGTCAACCGGGCCGCGCTCGCCGTGCTGCCGGCGCTGCTGGCGCGATGGCTGCCGGACGGGCGCCGGGCGGGCCGCGAGTGGATCGCGCGCAACCCGCGCCGCGCCGACAACCGGCCGGGCAGCTTCGCCATCAACCTGACGACCGGCCGATGGGCCGACTTTGCCACAAATGACAAGGGCGGCGATCCGGTCTCGCTGGCCGCCTACCTCGCAGGAATGACGCAGGCCGACGCCGCGCGCGAACTGGCCAAGATGCTGGGAGTGAAGACTTGACGAAGATGTTCGATCCGCGGTTCACGCCGGAGGAACTGGCGAAGGCGGGCACTGCGCCCAAGGCCGATGGCAGGCGTCCGGTTGTGCCGGTGCCGGCGGATGCGCCGCCGATGGACTTCCGGCACACGAAGCTCGACAAGCCGTCGAGTGTCTGGCGCTACACCACGGCCGACGGCGGTCTCGTCGGCTACGTTGCCCGCTTCGACTTCAAGGGTAAGGACGGCGAGCCGGACAAGACGTACCTGCCGATCACCTTTTGCGAGGCGCCTGGCAAACGCCCCGCATGGATGGCGAAAGCCTTCCCGGAGCCTCGCCCGCTCTACCGCCTGCACGAGTTCACCCAGCGTCCCGAAGCGGCGTTGCTGATCGGTGAGGGCGAGAAGGTCGCCGATGCCGCCGCCGGGCTGCTGCCCGAAGTGATCGGCACGACGCCGCCGGGCGGGGCGAAGGCGCCGTCGAAGGCTGACTGGGCGTACGTGAAGGGCCGACGCGTCATCATTGCTACCGATGCCGACAAGCCTGGCCGCGAGTTCGGCGACGAGGTTGCCCGACTGGCGCGAGAGGCTGGCGCGGCCGAAATACTGCATCTGCCGGGCGAGGAGCTCAGATCGGACGCACCAGAGGGATATGACCTCGCCGATGCGGTCGAAGAGGGCATCAGCGCCGACCAGGTGCGGCGGGCAATCCGGGCCTATGAGTTCCCGGCATCTTCGGATCAGACGGCTGCCGAGCACGGCTGGGGCGAACCTGATCCTCGCTACCTGCAACCGCAGTTGCTTGAAGCTCCGGTTCTGCCGCTGAACGAAGTCTTCGCGCCCGCGTGGGTCTCGTGGATCGGCAGCGCGGCCGAGGCCAAGGGCGCGCCCGCCGACTACGTTGTCGCCGGCCTGCTGAGCGTGGCGGGCGCGATGATCGGGAACAGCCGGTGGGCCTGCCCGTGGGATGGCTGGACCGAGCCGCCGCTGATCTGGACCATGGCAATCGGCAACCCGTCGGCAGGCAAGTCACCCGGTCTCGACGCCATTCTCGCGCCTCTGCGGATCGTGGAGCGCAACGCCCGGCAGGAAGCGCAGACGCGGGTAAGCGAGTGGCGCGCCCGCGCCGAGGTGGCGAAGCTGGCGGAATCGACGTGGAAGGAAGCCGTCAAGGCCGCGATCAAGGCGGGCGACGACATTCCGCCGAAGCCGCGCGAAGCCGATCCGGGGCCTGAACCTATGATGCCCCGCTACGCGCTCGCCGATACGACGGTCGAGAAGCTGTCCGTGATCCTCGCTGGGCAGCCACGCGGCACGATGATGTTCCGCGATGAACTGTCGGGCTGGCTGGGGAACATGAGCCGCTACTCGGGCGGCACCGACCGGCCGTTCTGGCTCGAAGCCTACGGCGGCAAGGGCTACAGCGTCGAGCGTATGGGCCGCGATCCGGTTTGGATCAGCCGCCTGACGGTCGGAGTTGTCGGCGGCATCCAGCCGGACAAGCTGAAGTCGCTGCTGATGAAGACCGACGACGACGGGCTTCTCGCCCGCTTCATCCCGGTCTGGCCGGAGCCGGCGCCGATCAAGAGGCCGAACCGCCTGGCGGATGAAGGCTTCATCGAAAACGCGCTCCGGCGGCTCGTCGAACTGCCGATGGTGAACGACGAGCACGGCGAACTGCGCCCGTGGTTCATCAACTTCAATGACGAAGCGCGGGACTACCTGAATGAGTTCAGGAAGTTGTGCCGTGATATGGAAGGGCAGAATGAAGGCCTGCTCCTGTCGTTCATCGGCAAGCTGCCGGGCATGGCCGTGAGACTGTCACTCATCCTCGCGTTCCTCGACTGGGCAGCCGGTGGGCCGGATGTCTTCGAGATCACGCCGAACCACTTCGGCCGGGCCGCTGGCTTCATCGAAGCCTATGTTCTGCCGATGGCTGTCCGGGCCTACGCCGACGGCGCCGTCGCCAAGGAAGACCGCGCGGGCAGAAAGCTGGCCGCGCTCATCATCGAGCAAGGATGGGAGGACTTCAACTCGTCGGACGTGCTGCGTCTGGACCGGGCCGGCCTGGCGACGAAGGCGGATCTTGATCCGGCTCTTGATGCGCTCGTCGTCGGAGACCTGATCCGGCAGGTTCCGGTTCCAGGCGGGCCGCGTGGCGGGCGCCCGGCCCGGCGCTTCATCGTCAACCCTGCGATCCGGGCGGCGACATGAGCAAGTGGTTCTCCATTGCACGGGACTTCGACGCCCGGTCTTCCGAGAGAACCGAAACAACCTCGACGATGGCCGAGGCGCCCGCGCCCGTCCCGGCCGTCTCTGCTCCTGCGCGGGTTAATTCGGTTAAATCGGTTGATTGGGACAGGAGAGACCTTAACGAAGAGGCTGCGCCCTATGGCGTGTCCGTCGGCGGGCACTGGCGGACGTGGTGCGGTCGCCTCGTTCATCCATCGAAGTGGGCGGACCTATCGGACTGGGACCGACATGGTTCCAACGGCCTTCTCTGGAACGGGCTGACCCGCGCTTGGGAGCATGCTCCGCAACCGCCTGCAAGCCGGTGCAAATAAATCTAGCGTGATCCGACTGTTAGCCGGTTCCACCAGCGCCCAACCGTGACAATGTTACATTGTAACAGTCACGCAGGGGGCGCGATGTTCCGACAACTCTTCAACTTCTCTGGCTCCGGGAAGAAGTCCGGCTTGGGCAATCCGTCACCCGAGCTTATCGCGCCGTTCGGCGGTTCCCCCTCCGCTGCCGGCGTGACTGTTACTCCTGAAACCGCGCTCCGCTGCCCGACCGTCTATGCATCGGTGAAGGTGCTGGCCGAGTCCGTCGCGCAACTGCCGCTGCACCTCTACCGCCGCACGGCTGACGGCGGGAAAGAAAGGGCCAGCGATCACCCACTTGCCGAGATCCTGCACGACCAGGCGAACGACTGGACCAGCGCGGCCGAGTTCCGGCAGTTCATGCAGACGCAGGTGCTCCTGCACGGCAACGCCTTCGCCTTCATCAACCGCGCGGGCGGACGGATCACCGAACTGATCCCGCTGCCGTCGTCGGCTGTCGAAGTGCTGACCGATGCCGTCACCATGGAGCCGAGCTACCGCGTGACCGCGAGCGACGGCACGCAGCGCGACTATGCCCGGACGGAGATCCTCCACCTGCGCACGCTGGGCACATCGCCCAACGTGGGCCTGTCGCCGATCATGCAGGCGCGTGAGGCGATCGGGCTGGCGAGCGCGATGGAGTTGCACGCGGCCAAGCTCTTCGCCCAGGGCGCCCGGCCGTCGGGCGTGTTCAAGTACAGCAAGGTGCTTGGGCCGGAGACGCTGCGCAAGCTGCGGGACAGCTTCAACGCCGCCCATGCTGGGGGCGAGAACTCCGGCCGGACCCTGATCCTCGAAGACGGCATGGACTTCGTGCCGGTCTCGTTCTCGTCGGTCGATTTGCAATTCCTCGAGCTGCGCCGGCACCAGGTCGCCGAGATCGCCCGCGTGTTCCGCATCCCGCTGCACCTGCTGCAAGAGCTGGAGCGGACAACCCACAGCAATGCCGAGCACATGGGGCAACAGTTCCTGACGCTGACGCTCCTGCCGTGGCTGAAGCTCTGGGAAGGCGCGATCCGCCGCGCGCTGCTGACGCCCGAAGAGCGGGCGGTCTACCACGCCGAGTTCCTGGCCGACGACATCGCCCGCGCCGATCTGGCCGCGCGCTTCGAGGCCTACGCGAAGGCCGTCACCAACGGGCTTCTGTCGCCGAACGAGATCCGGGCAGCCGAGAACCGCGCGCCCTACGCGGGCGGTGACCAGTTCCGGCTTCCCCTCAACACCGAAGACGCAGGGGGCGCGCATGGAGCGGCTTGACCTCGAAGTGAAGTTCAGCGCGGCCGAGGCCGGTCTCATCGCTGGCTATGCCTCGCCCTTCGGCGGCGAGCCGGACAGCGCGGGCGACGTGATCGCGCGGGGCGCCTACGCCGCGAGCCTGAAGGCACACCGGGAAGCCGGGACGATGCCGCTCCTGCTCTGGCAGCACGACCCGACGCAGCCTGTCGGGCGCTGGCTCGACATGCGCGAGGACGAGAAGGGCCTCCATGTCACCGGCCGCCTCGTGCTGGAAACGGTGCGGGGCGCCGAGGCCTATGCGCTGCTGAAGGCCGGCGCGCTGAACGGGCTGAGCATCGGCTACCGGACGAAGCGGGCCGAGCGCCTGCCGGGCGGGGCGCGCCTGCTGACCGAAATCGACCTCATCGAAATCTCGCTCGTGAGCATCCCGGCGGCCTCCACCGCGCGGATCACCAGCGTGAAGACTGCCGCCGTCGCGGCACCATCCGCCGCGCGTGCGGCAAGCAACAGGAGCCGGATCATGGCTGATGAACAGAAGGCTGCCGCGCCTGAAGCGGCGAACGACATGGAAGACCGCCTCGCGACCGTCGAAGAGACCGTGACGAGCCTCGACACCCGCCTCGCCGCCGTCGAAGAGAGCGTGGGCAACGTCGCCAAGGCCGCCGGCCGGATCGAACAGAAGCTGGCGCGGCCGGGCATCATCACGAAGCAGGAAGAGCCGGGCGAGATCCAGACGAAGGCCTTCGGCAGCTACATCAAGCATGGTGACGCGGCCGGCGCGGAACTGAAGTCGCTCGACATGGCGACCAACGGCGGCGGCTACCTCGCACCGACCGAGTTCGTCAAGGAAGTGGTGAAGAACCTCGTCCAGTTCTCTCCGATCCGGCAATACGCCCGTGTCATCAGCATCGGCGCGGCCGAGGCCCGGATGCCGAAGCGCACCGGCACGCTCACCGCCGCGTGGGTCTCGGAGACCGGCAACCGCTCCTCGACCGATCCGACCTATGGCGAGATCGTGCTGACCCCGCACGAGGCCGCCTGCTATGTGGATGTCAGCAACGCGCTGCTCGAAGACAACCAGTACAACCTTCAGGGCGAACTGGCGGCGGACTTCGCCGAAGAGTTCGGGCGCCTCGAAGGCGCGGCCTTCGTCGCTGGCACCGGCACCGGGCAGCCTGGCGGCATCCTCACCGACACGACGGTGCCGAAGGTGGCCAGTGGCGCGGCGGCTGCCATCTCGGCCGACGCGATCATCGGCCTGTTCCACGCGCTGCCGGGCTTCTACGCGGCGAACGCGGTCTGGGGCATGAACCGCTCGACCATCGGCGCCGTGCGCAAGCTGAAGACCAGCGACGGGCACTTCCTCTGGGCCGAAAGCCTGGCCGAGGGCAACCCGCCGACCATCCTGGGCCGCCCGGTCATCGAACTGCCGGACATGCCCGACGTGGCCGCGAACGCGCTGCCGATCCTCTTCGGCGATCTGAAGCAGGGCTATCGCGTGGTAGACCGGCTGAGCCTGTCGGTCATGCGTGACCCCTACAGCCGCGCCACCAACGGGCAGACGCGCTTCCATGGGCGCCGCCGTGTCGGGGGCGACGTGGTGAAGGCCGAGGCGATCCGCCTGCTGAAGGTCGCCACCAGCGTCTAAGCGATCCAGGCGGGCCGGGGCTTCCCGGCCTGCCGCTCTTCCGGGGGAAGCCATGCTGAAGCAGATCACGCCGCCGACCGAACTTCCGGTCCCGCTGCCCGAGGCGAAGGCCCGGCTGCGCATCGATCACAACGAGGATGACGCGATCCTCGAAACCTACATCCGCGCGGCGACCGAACGCCTCGACGGGCCGAACGGCTATCTCGGCCGGGCGATCATGCCGCAGGTGTGGGAGATCACCCTCGACCGCTTCACCGGGCCGATCCGCCTGCCGCTGCCGCCGTGCCGCGAGGTGACATCCGTCGCCTATGTCGCCGCCGACGGCTCGACCGTGACGCTCGACCCCGGCGCCTACATCGTGGCCGGACTGGGCAGCGACGAGGGCGCCGTGATCCATCCGGCGACCGGCTGGCCGGCGACTGCCGCGCATCCCGAGGCCGTCACCGTCCGCTTCTCCTGCGGATACACGTCCGTGCCGGAGCCGATCCGAATGGCAATCCTCGAGCGCTTGGGACAGTCCTATGACGGCGACGAGGAAGACCTCGTGCCCGCCCGCGAAGAGGATCTGACCCGGAACATTCGGGTGTGGAGCTTCGGCTGATGCCCTGGGCCGCGCCTCGCCATTGTGCTGCCGGGCATCCGCCGTTCACGGGCGCCCGCTGCCCGATCTGCGCTGCCGCCGCGAAGGCTGCCGCCGAGGCGCGACGTCCGTCCGCAAACGAGCGTGGCTACACCGGCAAGTGGGCGAAGGCGCGGGCCGAGTTCCTGAGGCTGCATCCGCGCTGCGCCTGCGGTGCGACCGCCACCGTCGTGGATCACGTCGTTCCTCACAAGGGCGACCAGAAGCTGTTCTGGCAGCGGTCGAACTGGCAGCCGATGTGCAAACCCTGCCACGACCGGAAGACCGTCCGCGAGGATGGCGGCTTCGGCAACCCGGTCAAGGGCCGGGGGGATGATCGAATTTGCCCGAGGGGGAAGGAAACCGGCGGGGTAATCTCGTGCGCAACATCGCCGGAAATGACGACTTCGAAATGGGAGTTCTGGGGATGAAGGGCCGCAAGCCGAAGCTGAACGTGATCGAGGGCGTGGCCGCCGGTCTCTGCCCGCCGCCGCCCGGAGGCTTGGACAAGCACGGCGCGGCCGAGTGGAAGCGTGTGGCGCCGATCCTCGACGGGCGCGGGCACCTGACCGACGACACGCTCGCGACCCTTGAGGGCTACTGCCGGGCCGTGGGCCTGTCGCGGATCTACAACGAGATGATGGCGGCGGAAGGCCATGTCATCGCGACCGAGAAGGGGCCGGTGACGCATCCGGCCTTCAAGATGCTGATGGGTGCCATGCGTGAGGCAAGGCTACTCGCGGCCGAACTGGGCCTGACGCCGCATCGGCGCGGATCGGGCAGCGCAGAAGGAAAGCCGAGCGATGACAAATGGAGCGGCGACTTGCTCGCCTGACCCGGTTAATTCGGTTAAATCGGTTGATTGGGGCAAGGGGAACCTGTTCCTCATGCCTATGGGGCGCGCCTGATGGGCAGCCCGATCTTCATTCCCGACCCGAGCCTGTATCTCGACCCGACCGGACGCGCCGAGCGGATCTGCCGCTTCGTCCGCAACCTGTCGCTCTGGGAGGGCGACTTCGCGGGCGAGCCGTTCAAGCTGCATCCGTTCCAGGAGGCGATCATTCGCCGGATCTACGGGCCGGTGAACGAGGACGGCAGTCCCGTGGTGCGGATCGCCTGCATCTGGATTCCGAGGGGCAACGCGAAGACCACGCTGGCCAGCGCGATCAGCCTGGCGCACTTCATGGGACCGGAGGCCGAGGCCGGCGGACAAGTCGTCATGGCCGCCGCCGACCGGGAGAACGCCGGGATTGCCTTCAACGCGGCGCACCAGTTCGTACTTCAGGAGGAAGCCCTGTCGGCGCGCGTGCGCCCGGTGGAGAGCCGCAAGCTCCTGTCGCACCCGAAGACGAAGAGCACGCTGAAGGCCATCTCGTCGGAGGCCTACAGCAAGCACGGCCTGAACGTCTCGTTCTTCCTTGCCGACGAGATCCACGCATGGCCGACGGCCGAGGGCAGGAAGCTGTTCAAGACCGTCACCGACTCCATGGTGAAGCGGTCGAACCCGCTGTCGGTCATCATCACGACGGCAGGCGAGGGCACGGGCGGGCTTGCCGCAGATATGTGGGCCTACTCGCACAAGGTCGCCTCCGGTGAGGTGAACGACCCGACCTTCGCGCCGATCATCCTGGCGGCCGAGCCGGATGCGGACTGGCGCGACGAGGCAGCATGGCGGGCGGCGAACCCGGCGATTGATGCCGGCTTCCTGTCGCTGCACGAGCTGCGGACGAAGGCGCGGCGGATCGAGCACTTCCCGGCCGAGATCGCCGACTTCAAGCGGTTCCACCTGAACATGTGGCAGGAGGGCGCCGCCGAGCCGTGGCTCGCGCTTGAGATCTACGACCGGGCCGAAGACATGACGCCCGTGGCGGATTTGACCGGCCGGGCGTGCTGGCTGGGCGTGGACCTGTCCAGCGTCGAAGACCTGACGGCCGTGGTCGCGGTGTTCCCCGAGGGCGACGGCGAGGCGCGGCGCTACGACGTGCTGCCGATGTTCTTCCTGCCCGAGGCCAACCTCGCGCTGAAGGCCGAGAAGGACCGCGCCGACTATCTGCGGTGGGCCGAAGCCGGCTTCCTCACGCTGACGCCCGGCAACGTGGTGGATCATTCCGCCATCGTGGAGCACGTCGCCGATTTGGGCGAGCGGCATGGCGTCCAGGAGGTAGCTATCGACCGCTGGAACTCGACCGCCGTCAACACGGCGCTGCAAGAGCGCGGCTTCACCATCAACCAGTTCGGGCAGGGCATGGTCAGCATGGCCGCGCCGGTCAAGGAACTGAAGCGGGCGATCCTCGCCGGTCACTTCCGGCACGGCGGCAACCCGCTCCTGCGCATGTGCTTCGGCAATGTCGTGGCCGAGAAGGACGCCGCCGAAAACGAGAAGTTCACCAAGGCGAAGGCGCGGGGCCGGATTGACGGGGCTGTCGCTGCCGCCATGGCCGTGGGCCGCATCCTCGCCGCCGAGTCCGCACCGTCACCCTATGAGGGCCGCGAGGGCGGCTTCCTGTTCATCTGATGGAGACCGACATGAGCGAAGTGGAGATCCGTGGCCTGACCCGCGTGGCGAGACCGAAGCCGAACCGGGCAGGCTTCACCATCCTGGCGTTCTTCGACTGCGCCGCTCGCGGCCTCGCGTTCTACGGCTGCGCGCTCGTGCGGACGCCGAAGAACGGCATGGTGGCATGGCCGCCGAAGATCGAGGCCGAGGACGGCATGAGGCGCCGCGTGGAGATCGAGGACGATTCGCTTCGGCACGCCATGATGCTGCACGCGCGGGAGGCCTACCGGGCACTGGGCGGCACCGATGCCGAGTGGATCGGCAAGAGCATCCCCATGGGACCGAGGCCCGAAGATCGCGAGGGACTGGACCGATTCCTTCAGGAGTAA